TAATGCACGATCAACAGTTTCTCTAGGCATTGTACCAATATGTCGTACTGATGCTCGTGTTTCATTAGCATTAGGTGTGCGTTCATTTTTATTTGTAATTACAACACCCGGTGCATCTGATTTAAAATTAAATATTATTTCTGTATTGTCTGGATTTATACCACCTTCTACTTCATCTATAGTTTGATTATAATTATCTACAACATCATCTGCTCTACCTGTAGGAAACATTCTTCTTGTTGCCTGCTCACCTATTGTTTCTGTTAGTCGCCCATAAATACCTCCAAACAACCCACTAACTGCAAATGCAAACGACATATTAGCTACACTTTCACCATAGGTAGCTGTAGGATCTAAAGCTATTCTAGGCACTTCTGTTGCACCAATTAAACCTGCACCTATTGTACCGGCTTTTGCCGCACCTTTAAAAAACCCTATACCTTTAGCAAAAGGAATAGGAACATAAGTTATAGGGTCGGCAAGTGCCGCCACAAATCCCGGAGTTAATCTATCGCTATAATCTAGTCTACCTTTAGCATCTAGGTTTCTATCTATACGATTCATTATAGCTTCCATATGTTTGCGATTACGCACACCTCTAAATGATTTAGCAAAAGGTTTATATCGTAAGGGTAATTCTTCTAATACATCTATTGTTTCTTTTGGTTCTGATAGATAGGTTTGATCCATATCATAATAGTCAGCTATTTGTCCTAACCACGACAGTTGTATGTGGTCTTGAACATCCTGCAAATACGTGTTTCTAAATTGTATTGGTTTGTTTGTAGCTTGATATGTTGGCTCAAACTGAAAAGTATTATTAGCTATAGTTTTTTGTTCTTGTGGTTCTAGTTTAATAACTTTTAAATCTTCATATTTCATTGCACTATATTTCCTAATGCTTGTTGTATTCTCCTTCTAGCTTCATCTGCATCTATGCCTTTATCACGTAATTTTTTATATGTACTTTCTTTCATTGATTGATCTTCAATATTTTGTGTTGTTAATTGAAAAGGGTATATGACCATATGATCTTTATTTTTATTTAATACGGCTCTACCATCTTCTGTATATACTAAAAAAGCTATTTTATTAAAATTGTTTGTGTATGCTCTTCTATGAATTCCTTTTAAAAAAACTGTTTTACCTAATTTCATTCGTTTAATTTGTGTATCATCCGAACCTGCAAAACTTTCTGGATCAGCATTATTTATAATATAATTATTTATTGTTTCGTACATAGCATTATATAATTCTTTACCATAAACATCTTTACTAATAGGATATAATACATTGTATTCTTGACCACTTTCCATTGACATCATAGATGTTTGAATACCCACTTGTATTTCTGAAGCCCCATAATATCCAGTTAATTGTGATTCTTGTTTTTCTAACCACTTTTTATATTTTGCCTTTTTGTAATCTCGCATAGTGTGTGTTGAAGCAAAACGTTTAATTTTTTCATTAACAATAAAACTATCGGCTTTTTCTCCATATCTTTTTTCAAGAAAATCTTGTGTTGCTTTAACAAAATCTCTTGTGTAATCAACACCCGGTGTGTTCTTTAAATTTACAATAGATAAATCAGGCGTTATATTTAATAATTCATCTGCATATTGTGGAAAATCTGATTGTATTCCACCTTTTGTAAAATATTCTTCTATCATAGCGTTCATTAAAAGTGATGCTTTTCTACCTTCTCCATCTAATTCTCCATAAACACCAAATAAGGATTGTTCATTTCTAACTTTTTCACCATTTGATAAAGTTTTAAAAGCTATTTCTGGTATAATTTGATTAGCAAGTTGTGGATTATATGCAATTTCTTTAACACTTGTATATATTCTATCTTCCAAATCTTCATTTAGTGGCACATTATCTAATGCTTGTATTGTATAAACATAATTTGCTTTATCTTGTGGATCTGTAGTAAATTTTGCACCGGGTGTACGTGAATTTACCCATTGATTTAAAAGTGCATCTTTTTTATATATTTTTTTTAAATCGTTTGCCTGTTGCACAGAGAATTTTCCATTGTTATTAGCTATTTGGGCTAATTCATCCATTGATGTCAAACCAATTTCATCATCAAACATACTTTTAAAAATATTATTATTAGTATTAAAAGTATCTAATACAGTAGCAAGTGTATTACTATCCATACCTTTAGTTATATTAAGCCATTCTTGTTTAGTTACTTTGCGTTTTTTTCCATCTGGTAGTATTAATATTACTTGATTAACAGAACCGGTTGCTAATATTCCTAAAGCGGCATTATTACTTTGTACTCTTTGTAATCCTACTGCTGTTGTATCATCAATATCTGCCGGTGCTAATGCTTTAGGAAATGCTTTTTGTATTGCCTGCAATCCTTCTAATTCTGCTGTTAATACTGCTTGTTTTTCTCTAACTGCAGGTAAATTAAATCTTTGTGATATTGTTTTAAGTTCATCAATGTGTGGTTGTAAAGATTGACCACCAAGAAAAGAATTTTTACCACCTGTAATAATTCTATTAATTTCTAATTCAGCACGTGTTTTAAGACTTTCTAATACTTCTTCATTATTAGCACCTTGTATAGCTAATTGTGTTTTAGTTTTAATAGGTGATAAAGTTTGTATTATTTTGCCATAGGTACTTGGTGCATCTTTTAATTCCTCTCTAATTTGTCTTTCTATTGGTTCTATAGCCAATTCAAAATCTTCATACGTTCCACCATTTCTTATAATTTCTTCACTTATACTTTTTGAATTAAACTCATATAAATCTTCTATTTGTTGTTTTAGTATAAAAAATTGTTCTTGTTCAAACTGTTTATTTATTTCTGGATTAAAAGGAAAAGAACGTATTTTTGGTATATCTAATTCTACAGTAGTATATTTAAACCCATTTTCATCTGTTCGTTCTGTGTATTTAGTATCTATTTTAAAATTATTTAGTGCTTGCTCTGCTTGATACCCAACAATAGTATCAGACAATTTATCAATACCTTGCACTATTTTTTCTGTAGCTACACCCCACGCTTCGGCTGTTCTACGTGTTTGATCTGCCGCTTCTAAATATCCTGTAGGATTAACAACACCAATGCTACCTTTTAAATTTGTTGTAAATTGTTCTTTACGTACTGCCATTATCTGTTTTTATAATAATCATAACCGGCTTGTGCTAATGTACCGGCTGTTCCTATTGCTGTTCCTATTGCACCATATCTAGCCGCCGTTGCCCTTGATTTAGCACCTGCTAAACTTGCTTCTTTGGCTAATCCTGTTTGTCGTGCTTCTGATTGATAATTAACTACATCTGTTAATCCATTAATTTGAATACGACTTATATCTTGTTTAACTGTTTTTTTACTACTTCTAAAAAATGCCCCAAAACTTGGTGAATCTAAATTTACACCACTTGCGGCTAGACTTGCTTTGTTACTTTTTGCATTTTGTAATGCTTGTCTTTTTCTATCGTTAATTCTCTGTTGTGCCGCTAACATAGCTTGTTTTGCATTTTCTTCTTGTTGTCGGCGTTGCATTTCTAAGGCTTGTTGTCTGTACATTTCTTCTTGTCTATCGTACCTTTGTTGTTGAAAAAACCCCATCATACTTACACCTGTACTTATAGCTGTAAATGCTGTAGCAATATCACACATTAGTAATAAACCTCCGAAGTAATTGATATAATTCTCATAGGCACAGGTGCAGTTTGTGTAATAGATATAAACGGAGTTTGTGTATATCCTAGTGTATGCACATCTTTTTTACCTGTATATCCTACCATTTGTAACCCATTATCATTAAGTAATACATCATTACCATTAACTTGTATATTATATGTTTTAGATAATTCTAATACAGTTTTACCTATTTTTCTTGGATAACCATAAGTTGATCCTAATCCACGTATAGCTGTACGTGAGTCAATCGGTAATGTTTCTATTTCTACTGTATAATTTAAACCTATATCACACGCTGATGCCGGAAGTTGAAAATTAGCTACACCTCCAGAAGTAACTGTTGCAGAACCATAATGACGTATATCATCTGTTTCAGACGATCCAGATGTAGCGTGCACAATTTTACCTCGTAAATCAGGATTAGAATTAAGACCTGTAAATACTCTGCTTGTTGTAAATTCAACAACAGCATTATCAGAGGCAGATACATTTACATCTACAACAATAATATATTCTCCTGATGTACCTGTACTATTAACACTTTGTATAGTACACGCTGTAGAATTTACTGTAAATTTTTCACCTGTTGTTGGTGCATTTGTAAAACCATCAATTACTAATTGTCTTGTACTTGTTACTGCACCATTTACTTTTGGTGCTCCGTGGGGTTGATACGATCCCGATAATGTTTTACTTACTGAACAATCTGTAGGTAAAGAAAACATTGAATTAGATAATTGTTCTAAATAATATTTTGTTGCTCCATTTATAGTTCTTTCTGTAACTACATATAAAAAAGAAGTTATACCGGTTGCTGATATAAATTTACCATCTGTTTGCCATATAACCCATCCTGCTAATTTTTCATTTCTATGTCCTGTAAATGCTCCTATAGAACCATCATTATTAACAAATAACAAAAACTGTTCTGTACGCACACCTGTTGATTTAAGTATGGCAGAATCTTTTGGACTATCTACTGCTTGTGGTGAAAGATAAGTTATTACACTTGATACATAATCTTCTGTTGCTGTATTGTAAAAAAACTCTCGTACTGTTTTACCATTAGGTTGAACAAATATTGCCGCACCATCAAACAATTTTGGCATACATTCTTGTGTAGAACCTAAATTACTTTGTCGTTCTATTTTTAAATCTGTAGGTGTAAGTGGTTTTCCTACTTGTGGTTTTAAGTAAAACTCACCTGTACTTGTAAATATTTCTAAATTTCTCCCAGAAACTAAATGACGTATTTCATTTATTTGATCAGATGAAATAGATATTTGAATAGAATCAGTATCTTCTGCATCACCAACATCAAAATTAAAAAACTCACTTGTTTTACTTCCGGCTATAAAATCAGTAATTGCTCCGCCTGCAAAAAACAATCTTTGTTGATGAAACTTACACGTTGTAGGATAACCATTATATGCACTATACACTTGCTCATCCCATTGTTTTGTTGGTGGATGCCCTATAATTCTTACATTAGTACCTCCACCATCTGCTGAATCTCCACCTGTATCAGAATTACTTGCTGTATAAGTATATCTATCGTCATCTAATACAGTAATAGTAAATGTGCCATTCAAATTACCTGCCGCCAATCCATTTCCATCTTCATTAAGTATAGATTCTGCACCCTCTATAGTAATACTAGCACCATTAGCAAAGCCGTGTGCAGGATGCAATACTGTAACTGTACCACTACCTTCCTCACTTTTTAAAGGGTCATCATCTAATTCTATTCGTATATTTTTTTTTAGTGTTCCTGTTGCTTGAGTAGCACTAGTATATCCTGTAATAAGTATTTCAGATCCGTGATACCTAATACGTGATCCTACCATAGCCGCATCAAAATAATCTGCACTTGTAACTAATGCTACACCTGTACCTGCAGTTGTAGTATTTATATCTAAAGTAACATCATCATCTGCAAATTTAAAATAAGGTTGGTATACTTGATCTTGGTTTGTGCTTTCTCTAAATGCAAAATCTGTAAGTGTAAATGTTGTTGCTCCTGTTCTTTTTAACACTTTTGGTAAATGAGAAGAATGAGCAATTATCATTGAATCCGCTTGTTGTGTATATGATAATTTAAACAAAGTATTTGTTGTCCAAGGACAACTTGTAAATGTTTGTAATAATGTACCATTAGTTGATAAAACTAATAGCTTTGTGTTTTGAAATGCAACTATATATTCTTGATCTTCATTAAATATAAATGGCTCTATTCTTGTAGATTCACCTAAATCATATCTAAATAAAGTGCCTTGTCGTCTTTCAACCGGCCCTTGGTTTAAAGTAAATACATTGCGTGCTTTTTTTAATGCTTGTTCAAAAGCATCAAGATCGGTTCTACCAATAACTGTTTCATCTATTTCTCCACGAGAAAAACTATTTTGGTGAGTTCTTTGTATTGCCATAACATTACGAACTGCTTGGTACAACTGCTCTTATACCATCTGCCGTACCTCTGTTTCTTACTTCAATTAATAATGTGGTATTTAGTTTTCTAGTTGTTTGTGTTTGTGATTCCATACTTCTAGCAACAACTAATTGTCGTTGTGCTCTTTGTTGATATAATACAGAAAGCTGATCATTTCTAGCTATTGCACCTGCAAATAAACTAGCAAGTTCAAAAACTAACGATTGTGTAAAATAATCAGGAAATTCTTTTTCGTGTGGTTGATATGTATAATGACATACTACTGTGTCATTAGTACCTGTATTTGTAAATAATTCTTCACCATATCTATCGTATAAAATTACATTATCAGATACTGTTACTGTATGTATCAAAATAACATCATTAGGTATTTGATATGCTGAATCCCATTTATCTAAAGGGTCTGTTGCAAGTTTTGTAAGTTGTGCTTGTTTTGTTGCAAATCTCCATCTTGCTTTAGTAAGCATTGCTCTTAATGTTGTTTCATACAGTTGATTAGAAACTTTACTTTCAACTGTATTATCAGTAAATGAAGCAATAGTGTTTGCTCCAATTAAAACTAGTCCTTGATTACATATATCTATTTTACTTACCATAATGTAAATATCGGGGGAGTTGCCTCCCCCAATACCCTATGTACCATTAATACAAGTAACTGTAGCCGCCGCTGTTGCACTTGATACAACAAGGACATCTACTGTTCTTGTGCCACCTGTAGACCCAACAGCAATGATTACATCATTCTGTTTAAGCTGATTGGTAGCATTGTTAAAATATCCAGATCCTGCAATAGTACCTACAGCATCTGCAGAGTTGTAGAGATAAACATTCTGATCTCCACCACCTGCAATCTTTTTTAAGTTTGCTTGAGTAAAAGCCATTAGTTTTCTCCTATTCTGTTATTTGACATTCTATAGCACCATCATTGTCAATCATCACAGCACCCATAGACATATATGAAGTGATTAGATTACTGACCTTTTCAGGAATATAGTTTACTTCGGTTCTTACATCAGAACCCATAGCAAGACCAACTGATGATCTGTGCCAAGCGTGGCAATCTCTAGTTGTACCAGAAATTGACAAACCAGAGAATGAGAACCATAAAAATCCTAACCATCTCTTAGCCGTCATACCACCTGCATATGGAAGTTCTTTTTCACCGATATACTCTGCTCTTGAAAACTGATCTATTTGTAATAAATCAGCCCAACCTGCAGGTGATACAACAAAATATCTTTGTCCATCATCAGGTACATCTGCTTCACCAAATGCTTCGTAAACTGTTAGGGCTTTGGCAAGTGTTAATGCCGCAGACCCGTGTGCTACGTTGTTACTATTTGACCCTGCATCAAGTACATCAACAATTAGTTGGTCTGTCTTTCTACCTAATGCCGCCGCCGCTGATTGAGAAAGCACTTGTCTTTCATCAATGTTAGTTTTCAACTCATCTAATCTATCAACATAATCTGCCGCATAGAAATCAGATAGAGTTACGTCAACTGTATTGTGCGTTACTTCCATAGTTGGAACATTAGCGTGTCTTGACTTTTCAGTCGCAGACCCTTTGCCCACCTTCTGGAATCTCGCTTGGTTGCCTTTTACATTATTAAGCTGTCTTACTGTATTTCTCAGTTTAGAACCCATACGTTGGTATGCCATATGTACTTCAGATTCAAACTGCTTAATAAAGGCAGTAGTAATGGAAGTTGCCATTCCTATCTCCTATTTAGTTAATATTACAGTTTATGAATTGTCCGTAGAATTCTGATTAAGGGTTCTCCAACGTGGGCCACACACATCATCTATGGGTTCACCATTAAAACCTTTCGGTTCTATATAAAAATACTTCATTTTTACGTTCTTGACAAGTACCTCCTTATCAGAAATTGTAAATCCCATATATTGTACCCACCGAAGTGATTGTTTTTGTTCTGCCGTAGCAAAGTTAAAAACAAATTTATAATGACTTGCAACCCATTCAAATGCTCTTTTTTGATTGCGTAAATAGTGCCAAGACTTAAATGGCTCATCAGTAGATAACCACCACGCCGCACCTTTAGTAGGTGATTTATACATTGGACATACACCCCACATAGCTATAGGTATATCTTTAGCATTAAAAACAGTAAATGTATGAGTATTAGGTCTGTTGGCTCTAAATGGGTATAATAATGACCACAACGGATCACGACCCATTAATGCTAATTCATATTTATCTAACTGACGTAGATTTGGTGCTAACCTAAAGGCATCTTCAGGTATAGATATGTCCATATACATTATCTGTACAATCGGGCAAACGCATCATCTACACGTTTAACAAATGACTCATCTCTTTCTTTAGGATCAAAATATCGTGGATCTTTCATCATAGACCTTACATCTTCAAGCGTCATTTTATTCATAGGTTCAGTTTGTACTGTAGAAATTGATTGCTTATTCATATCCATAATTCTTTCAAGCACTTCAATACCTTCTGCAGTTTGACCTAAAGTTGCTGATATATACTCATATTGATCTGGTGAAAAATATGAAGATGTAAAACTATCTACTGCATCTAAACGAGCATTTGCATTTTCACCTAATTTTTCTATTTCACCATCTAAATTACTTGTGTATAGGCATTTTCTGCACAATGATCTACCCACCAAGAATACATTGGATTTTCTGCAACATCTTCTTCGGTAATACCTTCTGGTAATGCAGGCATTGCATATTCATCAGGTGCTTCGGATATTGCCTCTTCCGATAGTTCATCTATAATCTCATCACGTAGTTCGTCTTTTTTTCCTCCAACAAACTTCTCTAAATGCTCATTTGATTTTAATAATTCATCTGTGCGTATCTCACCTGTTTCTGCGTTCCAAAATTTTTCAGGCACATTCTCTGGTCTGTTATTTGTAATTGTTTCACGTGGAACATCTCCTTCTATTGGTGCAGGTTCTGGTTGAGGGTCTTGTGTAATATTTTCAGGTACGGGTTCTTGTATTTCTTCAGCATTATCTGACATCTTGTTTCTCCTTTACTATGCGTTGACTTTGCCCTTTATTAAATCGTCTTTGAATAAGTCCAACAATATATCGTTGTCCTTCAAGATGGCGTAATGACGAATCAGATATTTCTGACCCTGCTACAGATTCAATAGTTATTTGACGTAAATAAGAAAGAACAGCTTGTGCATTTTCTTTTTTAAAAACACTTTCAAATAATGTATTGATTTGTTCTTCTTCTTGTGGATTTCTCTCAAAGTTGTCCAAACCAATTATACGATTGGGCTTTGTTTTCATACTATATTTATATCACCTGTAAAAAAGAAATCAACCTGTTCTAGTTGCGGCGTCTAACATATCTTTTCCAGATAGTCCGGCTTGCTGTCCTGCCTGCATCATTTGTTGTATTTGCATTGCCGCTTGTTGCATTTCATCATCAGACCTAATAAGTTCTTCAGGTACACCTAGTTTTCTAGCTATAAATTTAGCTAAATCATTTTGTTTAACGAGAACATTGGCTAACTGAGGGCCTAGTCGTGCTTGCAATAAACTTACAAATCTATCTACAGTAGCTACATCTTGTTGTTGCTGTGCTTGTGCTAATGGCGAAGATGATCTAATTTTTATTTCTCTACCATTAATAACAGGTATTTTAATTCTGCCTTGTTTTTTAAGAATATATACAACACGCTGTAATACAGGATTAACTAATTCTGCTTGTAATCTACCAAACGCCGCACCTATTTGACGAGATAGGTCTGCCATACGTTCTGCTACTTCTGTAGCTGACATAGGTGTTTTTTCATTTGGTGTGCCTAACATATCATTGTACAATGCTTTTTTAATATTTGTTCTCATATCTCGTAACACTAAATCAGATACTTGAAAGTTTCCTGCAGGTTGAACAGGAGTTAAACCTGTACTGCCTACAGCTTTTGGTATAATTGTTCCCGGAATTAATTGAATATTATCAACATTAATAACACCATCATCTTCTACTTGATACATACCGGATATTGCCATTTGAGCATTTTCTAATATTAATTCAATAACTAAGTTAGCTGTTTTAATTGCAGGCAAAGCTAGTTGAAGTGGGCCTCTACCATATACTTCTCCTGCACATTTACTCCATCTATAAACAATAAAGGGATTAGAACCTATACCTTTAAATGTTTTTGTTAGTAATTCTGCTTGATACATTTCTGAAATTACACAGTATGTATATTCTTCTTCTTTTGTATTATCGTAATTTCTATAAACAGCTTCAATGATTTTACAATCCTTATCTGGATTCTTCATCATATCTTCTTTCATTCTTTCAGGTATTATAGCGTTAGGAAATGCTATTAATAATTGTTTATATTTAACAGAACGTTCTCTAAATATGTGATCTATCTTATCGTCGTGTCCTGCGTCTAGTAAAACGTGTGGTAAAGGAATGGATCTAAATTTAACCGGTTGTACAGCATCACCTTCCTCAACTAATAAAACGCCTGTACCTACTGCACAATCTAAAAATGTTTCGTGTACCTCTTGTGAAAAATTAGAGTTTTGTAGTATTTCAAATACGTATTCAGTTACACTATCTAGTGTTTCATTTATTTCTTTTTGTTCACCTTTAGGAAT